TATACCGCGAAGACCGCAGCGGCGCTGCCGACCGACGACATGCGCCTGGGCGCCATCGGCTCCGGCTTCGCAATCGCGAAGTGGGGCATGCCCGACATGCTGGGGCATCGCATCCCCGTGCAGGTGAACCTGTACGAGCAGGCGATGACCACCGTGCTTATCTACGACGGCGACCGATGGATAGTGGACTATGTTGCGCGCAGCGCAGGCGAGCCCATGATGTTCGCCTTCGTCCACAGGCAGACGGGCGAGAAGCCGTTCGGCAAGTCGCGCATCACGCGCTTCGTCCAGGCTCTCACGCAATCTGCCGTGCGCGTGCTGTGGGATGCCGAGGTGTCCGCGGCGCTCTACGCGATGCCGAAGGACGCGCTGCTCGGTCTCTCCGACGACCAGTACGATGCGATCATGAGCAACAAGCAGAAGGCGTACATGGACAGCCTGCTGGCGGCGACGACGAACGACGAGGGCGGCAACCCGACGCTCATGCGCCTGTCCGCCAATTCGCCCGAGGTCTACCGCACGCAGCTGAACATGCTGGGCGCTCAATTGTCAGGCGCAACCGGCACGCCGCTGAACTCGCTGGGCATCGTACAGGACAACCCGTCAAGCGCAGAAGCCATCCAGGCTTCGCGCGAGGACATCTGCCTGATAGCGGAGAACGACATCCAGTCCGACCGCGAGAGCATGCGCGCCATGATGCGCTGCGCGATGGCGGTCGCAGCCAACACCGACGTGGACGGGCTCACCGCAGCGGAGCGCGACATCCGCATCGCATACGCCGAGCCCATGCTGAACAGCCGCTCGGCGATGGCGGACTTCGCCGTGAAGCTGGCGAGCGTGCGCGATGGCTTCGGCTCGACGCGGACGTGCGCCAGGCTGATGGGCATGGACGAGGACACCATCGACGCGCTGGAAGCGGAAGAGCGCAGGAACCGCGCGCAAATCGCAGTTGACGTTCTGATGGGCGGCGAGGATGACAACCTATAACCGCGCCGAGCTGGAAACGTACCAGCTGTGGATATTGCAGACGCAGAAGAAGGCATCGAAGCACGCGGTGTCGCTCGTGAAGAAGTGGCTGAAGAGCCACCCGACATGGGAAGCCGTGGAACTTCGGGAAGCCTGCATCGGCATCGTCCAGGCTACAGTCGGCGAGTACGGCGAGTACGCCGCGTCCATCGCATGCGACCTCTACGACGCGTGCATGTCGGGCGCAGGCTACAAGCGCGCCGAGGTGTGGACAGGCAACGCGGAGCGCCAAATCGAGAACGCGGTCAAGTACCAGCTGTCCAAGGCTCTCGACGGCGACACGGACGGCTTCGTTGAATCCGTTGACGAGATGACGCACAACTACGTCAGGCACTTCGTGAACGAGACCACGCGGCAGAACGTCGAGCGCGACAGAACCTACACGGTGCGCAACGCGTTCGGCGACATGAACATGCCGACGCAATACAAGCCGAAAGCCAGGCGCAGCGGCAGCCGCGGCAACGCGCTGGAAATCGGCGACATCGCATACGCCCGAGTCCCCACGGGGGCGCGGACATGCACCTATTGCATGATGCAAGCCAGCAGAGGCTTCGTATTCCACTCGAAGGCGACGGCAGAAGCCGGCGACCATCGGCAGTGCGACTGCCTGATCGTGCCAGGACGCCATGGCATCGACACCATCGAGGGCATCGACAAGGCGGCGCAGTACGAGGCATGGCGCGATCTCGAATCGCTCGAAGCGTATGCAGCGCAGAACCCGGACAAGTTCACGCCGAAGGAACTGGAACAGCGCAAACAGGAAATATTCGACAGATACGACGGATTGACGTTATCAGACGAACCTGGCGAGATCCGCAAGCACGTGGCGAACAGCGGCGGACCTTCAGCATGGTATACAGCGCGCGAGCGCATGGGCAGATACTACGACGCCGAAGCGAACGCGAGGGCGTAAGGAGCAGTGATGCGCATACTCATCGAAGTGCCCACCTACGACGGCAGAATCTCGCAGGCCACGTCGGAATCGCTTTGGCGACTCGATAAGTGCGGGCATACGGTTGATTACAAGCCTCGCACTGGTTACGGCTGTGCCATGGCGCGCAACCGCATCGCAGCGGACGCGCTCAATGCGAAGTATGACTTCGTGCTGATGGTGGACAACGACATAGCGTTCACGCCAGACGCGCTCGGATTGCTTCTCGAACATGGCGCCGACTTCGCCATGGGTTACTACCTCAACCGCTACGCGCGCGGCGAGAACCGCTACACGACGCTGTACAAGCCTGGCTTCGGCTGGGACATGTACGCAGCCGACGAGCTGCGCGAGATGCGCGAGAACGGCACGACGGCGTTCGAGGTAAAGGGCGGCGGCATGGGTTTCTCGCTGCTGAAGGCCAGCGTGTTCGAGCGCCTGGACTTCCCATGGTTCGAGTGGACGGACATAAGGCGCGACAAGCTGGACGCAGCCGACGCATACGAGTGCCACGACGCGTTCATGAGCGGCGGCGAGGACATAAACTTCTGCAATTCATGCTGGAACTACGGAATCAGGATAATCGCGGACGCACGTGTTGCGTGCGGTCATGAGTTCAGGGAGGTCAAATGGCCGAATTGAAGCACGCGGTGTATTCGGGAACCAGGAACCTCTACGAGCCTATGATGTGGTCGGCGAAGTCGCTCTACGCGAACAGCTCGGTAGACCGCATCCACTTCCTCATCGAGGACGACGAGTTCCCGTTCGAGATGCCGTCATTCTGCGACTTTATGAACGTGAAGGAGTACGCCGAGCAGACGTTCCCGAACACGGGGCCGAATGCGAAGAGCCATTTCACCAAGATGGCGATGGTGCGCATCTGCTATCCGAACCTGCTGAACGACATCAACAAGGTGCTGCAACTCGACGCGGACACCGTAGTGGTGGACAACGTGGACGGGCTGTGGGACATCGACCTGGACGGCAAGTGGTTCGCGGCGTGCCATGAGGCATTGAGCGGCTACGACCCGTACTTCTCCGGGCATTACCACAACGTCGGCGTCTGCATGTTCAACCTGGCGCAGATGCGCGAGGACAGGGCGCAGGCGCAGCTCGTGCAGTTCATCAACACGCGGCGCTCGGTGTGTATCGAGCAGGACGCTCTGAACGTCTGCGGTGCGAAGGGCGGCAAGGCGGTGGACATGCCCGTGCGCTACAACGAGAACAGGGCGTGCGGATACACCGACGAGCCCGCCATCGTCCACTTCGTCGGCTACATGGACTGGCAGACGAACCCGAACCTGCCGCGGCGCGAGTACCTGAAACGCTCGAAGGGCATGACGTGGGACGAGGCCATCGCTGCGCATAGGGGCAGATGATGGGTCGCGTCCTGTTCGTCTCCGAGAACGCGCTGGAGCGTGCGGAGAACCTGAACGCCGTCTACACGGCATACGGCGGCGACAAGGAGTTCTCGCATGGCTGGGAAGCGTACATGCGCGCGCCGTCGCTCGGCTGCTCGGCGGTGGTCATCGACACGATGCCGCCGTACATGCCTGGCAAGGACATGCCCGTTGTCTTCATAGGCCACGGCATACCCGGCGGCAAGCTGTACGGATTCGACCAGCCGATAAAGTACGTGGACGAGCGCGTGCGCGGACAGATAGACTACGCCGTCTGCCCATCCCATAGGGAATGCGCGATCCTAGCAAGGCAGACGGGCGTGCCGATAGAGCGCGTCCTGCCGCTTGGGATGCCGCGCACCGATGCGCTGGTTGGCAGCTCGAAGGGCGACGGCGGCACAGTGCTGGCGAACTACAGGCGCGCATACCTCTACATGCCGACGTTCCGCAGCGGCTACGAGGAGGCGCCGCTTCCCGACATACGCTGGGACGTGGTCGATTCGATGCTCGGCGACGGCGAGGTGTTTGCCGTGAAGCGGCACTACTTCACCGTGCAGCCGCTCGTCCGCTAGAGGTTCAAGCACGTCATAGAGCTGGGCAACCAGGAGCCGTCGATGCCGTACCTGATGGACTGCGACGCGGTGCTTACCGACTTCTCCAGCGTGTCCTGGGACGCGTTCATCGCCGGCAAGCCAGTTGTCATGGCGACCGACCATGCAGCCGGCTACCTGCGGCATCGCGGCATGTACTGGGACTACCCCGAAGGATACGCGGCATGCTGGCACGACATCGAAGGAGGCGAAGGAGCTGTGCTTGAAATGCTCCGCGCAGCGGCAGACCGCGGATTATGCGGCTACGAGCGCGAACTGCGCGACAAGACCGCCGACATGTGCGACGGCAGAAGCACGGAGCGCGTCTGCGACCTCATAGCTTCGCTGCTGTAAGCAAAGCGTCTTACTCAACGATGAACCAAGCGCCCCAGGGCGCTTTTTTCATGCCCACGCGGGGGCTTCCCGCGGAAACGACGACGACCAAAGGTCGGGAAGGGGGCTGACATGCCCGAAGAGAACACCGTGCAGGTGGACAACGCCACGCAGGGCGCAACTGCGGAACCGGAGCGCACTTTCACGCAGGCGGAGATGGACGCCATCATCGGCGACCGCCTGAAGCGGGAGCGCGCGAAATACGCCGACTACGACGAGCTGATGCAGAAGGCAAGGGCATACGACGAAGCCGAGGAAGCCAGCAAGAGCGAGTTGCAGAAGGCGGTCGAGGAACGCGACAAGCTCAAAGCGGAGCTGGACAAGCTGCAAGCCGAGCGCGAGCACGCCGAGAAGGTGGCGAAGGTCGCCGCCGAGAAAGGCGTGGACGCTGCTCTGCTGGCGCGCATGTCGGGCGATGTGGACGAGAACGCCGAGTTCCTTGCTTCACGTCCGAAGTACGAGGCGGTTCACGACGGGGGCGAGAAGAAGGTTCCCGAGAAGAAACCGCCGGAGATACCCAAGATTTTCTAAGGAGGCCATAAATGGCACGCACAACTTCACTGAACATCCTGCTCTCTACCGAGGGCAAAGACTACCTGGCCGAGAAGTACGGCGCAGTCATCGCCAACGTCCAGAAGCGTTGCATCTCTTCGCAGCTCAAGAACAACCAGCTCAGCGGCGACCCCGAGGCTGGTTCCGTCGAGGCCAAGCGTTTCGAGAACAAGAACAGCCAGGCTTACGGCACGGCCCGCTCCGCCAACCACGGCCAGTACGTCACGGCCTCGACCGTCACCGTCAATATCAACCAGGACAAGGAGATCGTCGCCGAGGTCGAGGACAAAGACGCAGCGATGTATGGCGTCTCAGGTCTTCTCGACCGCGAGGCCGCATCTGCCGAGCGCGCGATGGTGCGCGAGCTTGAGCGCGCGTTCTTCCTCGAAGCCGCGACGCAGGGTACCACGTTCACCACGGTCAAGACCGACGCCGACAAGATCATCGAGGACTTCATCCAGGCCGTGGAGACCGTCGAGAACGACTTCGTGGATGGCGTCGAGCGCGACATGATCGCCGTTGTGTGCAACCCCGCGACCTACGGCGCTCTGCGCAGCTACTTCGACAAGGTGGAGGACGGCGGCGCCCACGGCGAGTCCGTCGGCCTGTTCCACGGCGTCCGCATCTACAGCTCCATCTACCTGCCGAACGGCGTCAACGCCATCGCCATGGCCGAGGGTGCCGTCGCGCAGCCCGTCCGCGTCAAGGAGTACGGCGCCGAGCGCATCCCGCTGTCCAACGCCCTCGCCATCGAGCTGTTCTACAGCTACGGCACAAAGGCCGTCGCAGCCGACCTCATCCAGGTTTACGGCTCGCCGACCACGACCACGACCGGCGCGTAATGAAAGCCGAGGTAATAGCCGACTTCTTCGACCTATCGACGGGATTGGGCTGCGTTCCTGAGAACACGTACCACAAAGGCGACCTGTTCGAGGGAACCGCTGCCCGCGTCAACGAGCTGGTGGAGAAGGGCGTTGTGAGGAAACTGCCGCAGCGGCGCAAGCAGGCGGCTGGGAAGTAAAGGGGGCGGCTATGGCTTACGCGACTGCCGCAGACTACAAGGCTCTGTACACGGACACCGACATGGGCGACACGACGTTGGGTCTGTGGCTTGCCAAGGCATCGCGCGAAATCGACATCGCGCTGCTGAAGCGCGGAGCCAAACTGCCCGAAGTCATCGACGGATTGCTGAAGAACACGCTCTCCGACGTGTGCATGGACATGGTGCATCGCGTCATAGGCAGCGGCAGCTCGTCCATCATGGAGGGGCTGACGAGCTACAGCCAGAGCGCCAACGGCTTCCAAGAGACGATGAACTTCGCAACGTATTCGACCCTGAAGGTGCGCGGGGACGAGCTAGACGCCATCCTCGCGTGCCTGGGCATCGTTTCGGGCGGCATCGGCTACGCGTCCGTCCTGGGCGGCGATTAGCATGCGGCGGGTGATGGACGGCGAGACCGTCTACGTCAGCGTCCGCAGCCTGGACAGCGAAACGGAAACCGACCGCCTGGGCAATCCCGTCTACGAATGGGCGGAGCCCGTAGCGGTGGACCACGTGCTTGCGTCGGTCATCGACGCGGAAGAGCGCGACTATTCGCGACCCGACGGCTACGTTGCGACGTACACGCTCGCGTTCCCGCGCGGCTGCACGCTCGACCTGCGCGGCGCGAAGGTGACGGTGGGCGGCAGGGAGCTTACGGTAATCGGCGACCCCGTCCACGTCAACTCGCCGCTCGCCTGGGACATGAGGGTGACGGCGGGTGTCCACGATGGCTAGCGGACTGTACGGTTTCACGCCGAACGTGCGCGGCATCGATGACGCCCTATCGACCCCGGAGGTGAAGGCGAGGCTGGCTGAGGTAGCCGGCAACATCGCCGCACGGGCCAACGCGAACTTCGCCCTGAACCCCTGCCGCATCCCCGAACAGTTCACGTCGGACGGCAAGTCGTTCTACTACAACGGCGACGGGCCGCAGATCGAACCATACGGGTCGCACGTCGATATGGGCGCATACGTGCCCATCGGCAAGGTCGTGTGCCGCACCGCGCTGGGGCGCTACGACAACTCACTGAACAACACCATCCTGAAATCGAGGTGACGCCATGCGTTCGGTACTCGAAGAGGTGGTGGCGCATCTCGCGTCATCGCTCGACGTTCCCGTTTCCGCGGAGAACCCCGCGGCGCGGCCTGACGAGTTCGTGGTCGTGCAGCCCGTCGGCGGCACGTCCGCTTTCCCCGATCTGCACTCCGACTACGCGGTGCAGGCGTGGGCGCTGACCTACGAGGCGTGCGAGGCGCTGATGCGCGATTGCTGCGATGCGATGCACGGCATGGGCGCGACCATCATGGCCGACCCCGTGCCGCTCGGCTACGACGGGAAGCACCGCTGGTGGCAGACGACATTCACAGTACATGCGCTCTGGTAGCGCAAAGGAGGAAAACATGGACAACACTGGTTTGGCGACTTACGGGCGCCCCGCTGACGAGCAGTATTTCAGCGTCGCGCTCGCGTCGGGCAGCCCCAGCATCCCCACCACGGCGACGGAGTCGCTTACGGGGTACGACTCGGTGCGCGTGTCCGACTCTGGAATCTCGCCCACTATCGACTTGGGCAAGGCAGACCCCGCGAAGGACTGGGGCGGAAAGGACGTTCTGTCCGCTCCGAGCAACCCGTCCTCGACGCTGGCCGTGCCGATCATCGACCATTCGGTCGCTGCGAAGAAGCTGAAGTTCGGCGCGGACCAGGTGCAGGCAGACGGCACCTACGTGTTCGACGGCACCACGGACGAGTGGGTGGTCGTCGTGACCGAGCTGTACAACGATGCGAACGGCGACCCCGAACTCATCCAGCGCACGGTCTATCCGCGCTGCGTCCCCAAGGAGATCAGCCTGGGCACGCACAAGAAGGACGAGCTGATCGTGGACACCGTGACCTTCGAGGTGCTGTACGACAGCACGATCGCAGGCTATTTCAAGGGCCTGAAGCCGGCAACGACCACGACGACAACGACGGGCGCGTAAGGAGCGACAATGGCCGATTTCAAGATTACCCCTCCGTCACCGTTCATCGTGGAGGGAGCCGAAGGCGACATCTACGAGCTGCCGCGTGTCAGGGACTTGAGCGCGGAGCAGTTCGCGGCGATGGACGATTTCAACAAGGCGGAGGGCACCGCGGAGCGCATGCGCGCCTGCCGCAAGTTCGTCCTCACGCTGTGCCCCGAACTGGAGAAGGAACCCATCACCGACATGTGGTGCATGGAGCTGATGGGCGCTCTGGGGAAGGACAGCGGCCTGAAAGAGGGGGAATCCTAGGCCTTGCCGCGATTATCGCCGAGCATGGCGATGCGCTCGACTTCGACCTGTTCGACAGGTGGCGCGTCAGGTTGCGCGACGTGCCGTCCACCATCGGGTGGGATGCCGTCGCGCTGTTCTGCCGCCACCTGCCCTACGGGTGCGCCGTCATGCGGGAGATCGTTCCCGCGACGGTGTGGAGCGTCGAGGCGCACCGCATGGCGGACGTCGCGGACATGATCGGCTCCGCGTTCGCAGGCAAGGATTACAAGCCCATGAAACGCCCCGGCGCGAAAGAGCAATTCGAGGGCGCCGAGGAAGTGGACGAAGACGAACTCAACGAGCTATTAGCAAGATTCGGAGGGGGTGACGCGGATGGCTGGGGGGACGATCGGCACATCGTATCTTCAGGTAGTGCCGAAACTCGACACGAAATCGCTTAGCGCGCAGTCAGTCCCCGCAGGGAAGACCGCAGGCGACGGCATAGCGAACGGACTGTCCGCCAAGACCGTTGCGATAGGCAACGTCCTGGCGAACATCTTCACCGAGGCGGCGACGAAGGCAGCCGACCTGGTCGGCGAGGTCATCGGCGGCGCGTTCGAGAATGCAGCCGAGTACGAGCAGCTTATCGGCGGCGTCGAGAAGCTGTTCGGTTCGGCTTCCGATACGGTCAGCGAGTACGCGCAGCAGGCGTACAAGACCGCGGGGATAAGCGCGAACGAGTACATGCGCCAGGCGACCAGCTTCAGCGCGTCGCTCATCTCATCGCTCGGAGGCGACCAGCAGAGAGCCGCCGAGATCACAGACATGGCGATCCGCGACATGGCGGACAACGCCAACGTGTTCGGCACGAACATCACCGACATCCAGAACGCATATCAAGGTTTCGCTAAGCAGAATTACTCCATGTTGGATAATCTGAAACTCGGCTACGGCGGAACCAAGAGCGAGATGGAACGGCTGCTCGAAGATGCCGAGAAGCTGTCCGGCGTAGATTACAACATCGACAACCTCGCAGACGTCTACGAAGCCGTCCACCTCATCCAGCAGGAGATGGAGATCACCGGCACGACGGCGAACGAGGCGGCTGGCACGATCGAGGGCTCGATGAACCAGGCTAAGGCGGCCTGGGACAACTGGCTGACCGCGATAGGGACGGGCGAGGGCGTCCAGGAGGCGACGCAGAACCTCATCGACTCCATCCTCACGGCATTGGAGAACATCATCCCCGCGATCGGGCAGATATTCATGTCAATCGGCACGATCATCGCCGACGCGTTCACCGAGGCGTTCCCGGAGCTGGCGGAAGCCATCGGCGGCTTCGTCTCGAAGATACAGGAGATCGCAGACGGCGTGTACCAGCGCCTGCAACCCGTCCTCGAAGACCTCGCGCCGATAGCGCAGGCGGTTGGCGACGTGCTGTACGCCACGATCTGCGCGGCGTTCGACTTCCTGGCGCAGGCGATCCAGACGGTCGCTGACATCCTGTCGTGGCTGTGGGACAACGTGCTTGTGCCGTTCGCAGAATGGTGCCAGTCCACGTTCGGCCCCATAGTCGAGGCGGTCGGCGGCTTCTTCGAGCAGGTCGGCGGCGTCATGACCACGTCCATGGAGCAGGCGAACCAGGCGGTCATCGACAGCTCGTCGTACATGTACGGCAACCTGGAGAACGACTGGCGCAACCTGAAGATGCAAGCCGACGGCACGTGGGCATACGTCGAGGACTCCGTGTCCACGTCGGTACAGGGCGCAGAGAGTACCGTGGACTCCGCTGCCGCGAGCATCAACAACAGCTTGCAGTTCGACGGCATGAACAGCGCGGTGGACGGAGCGTTCGGCAAGGTCGAATCGACCGTCAGCAACGCGATGGGCAATGCGCAATCGTCCGTCAACTCATCGGCGAGCAACATCGTCAGCGCATTCTCCGGGCTCGGCAGCAGGATCTCCAGCGCATTCGGGAACATACGCTTCCCGCAGCCGCACGTCGTGACGGGCGCGACGCTGGACATCATGGGCACCACCGTCAGCGTGCCGACCATCGAGTGGTACGCCAAGGGCGGCTTCGTGGACGGAGCCACGCTCATCGGCGTCGGCGAAGCAGGGCCCGAGATGATACTCCCCGCGCAGGGCGGACTCATGGAAACGTTCGCAACCGCGCTGTCGCAGAAGCTGCGGACGGGCAACAGCATCGTGATCAACCTCGACTACAACGCGTCGGACGATGCCCAGCAGATGCTGCGCGACATCGAGCGCGGACTTGAAAACTATCTCGCATTGGAGGCTTAAATGGGACTCAAATCAAGAGTGACCAACCTCGCGGTCAAACGCGAGGGGAACGTCATCAAGGCGAGCTGGAAGAACCCCGGCGAGTACAAGAACGTCAAGTGCATGGACATTCGGGCGTGGTTCGACCGCGCAGGCGTCAAACTGACCGACACCGACATCTGGTACTCGAACCGAGGCAGCGAGAAGGCGTTGACATACACCGCATCGGATAGGTTCTGGGCGAAGGGCTTCGAGCGTGCAAGTTCGCTGCCAACGTCGTTCGACAAGAACTACGACCGCAACCGCTTCCATCCCGTAACAGCAGGAAAGACGTTGAGAAAAGTGCAGGTCGGCGTCGCAGGCTACAGCAACGGCTTCGCACCGTGGACATGGGTGAACTACAATTTCGGCCTGCCCAGAAAACCCACCATATCATGGGATTACAACACATCGAACAACGTGGCGACCGTGACCGTCGAGACGAACGAGGGCAAGGATGCCTACGAGCGTTACGACACGATGATTATGGTCAAAATACGCAAACAGGACGGCAAGGAAGCTGTGCTGATGAACTGGGCGTCCACGCGGTCCACCAAATGGCAGAAGTCATGGGACATAAGCGCGTACCTCGCCAACATGCAGGCAGGCAAGTCCGTGTCGATACGCTGCTGGGCGTATGCGCGCGGCATCGCGGGTGACAATCCGTCTGCGGCGAAGGCGGTCTACGCCGAGCGCAACATCGTGTTCCCGCTGGCGGGGACGGTAGGAAAGCCGACGTGCGACAAGAAGGCGGCAGGCGGCAGGATAAAGATTCCAGTGTCGTCCGACTCGTGGAGCAAGCAGCTGCAACTCCAGCGCAAAATCGGCACGGGCGGGTGGACGGACGTGAGCGGCGCGACCGACAACCAGAACGCCAAGGCGCTATACGATTCCTATGGCGATGTGAACCCGTCCGCAGGCGTTTACGTCTACTACCGCATCAAGGCGACGCGGGACAATTACACGAATTACAGCGCGCAGGTGAGAGCCGACTGCATATACACGGCGAAACCCGCTGAAACCTGCTCCGCCACGTGCAAGCTGGCATCGCTGGCATCCAACGCGGCAGGCACGCAGGTTACGGTCGTGATGGCATGGAAGGACGGCACGTCAAACACAGGCTGCGAGCTGTCGTGGTCGGAGTACGCCAACGGCTGGAACACAACCGACCAGCCGAACGTCCAGCAGGTCACCGGCAAGGACTCCACGTCAAAGCTGGCAGGGTGGACGACCAAGACTTACGTGATAAGCGGACTCACGAGCGGCAAGACATACTACGTGCGCATGCGCCGCTACAAGGAATACACGGGCAGCACGAAATACTCCGCATACGACGTGTCGGGCTATGCGACTGCCGTCAAGACGGAATCGGCCGGAAACGACGAATGCGGCATCGCCGAAGTGTCGGTTGACGGCACGACGGCGACCATCACCATCGGAATCAACGAGAACAGCGCGAACCTCGGCACGGAGGTCACGTGGGCAGACCACGAGGACGCGTGGCAATCGAACGAGCAGCCTGCGTCGTTCAACGCGGAGTGGGCGCGTTCCGCCTACGGCGAGCAGGGGTGGACGTACAAGCAGGTGGTCTACCTGCGCGGCCTGGAGCCTGGACGCACCTATTGGGTCAAGGCGCGTCGCTACGATTCAGGCGGCACCTATTCGCCATACTCGAAGGTGAAGCCGTTCAGCATCGCATCGGGTGCGGCTGCGCGAGATTACGACGTGCGCTGCGGCCTGGTTTCTGTCGAGCCCGGCGAGGATGGGCGAACCGCGACAGTGACAATCGGGTGGGACGGCGACCACACGGGCTGCGAGGCATCGTGGTCTGACAATCCCGAAGCCTGGGAATCATCGAGCAAACCGCAATCCTTCGAGTACGACTGGACGGATGCGGAGAACCAGAGCGGCAGGTACGTACTCACGCAGGACACCGCGATCGTAGTCGGCAAGACGTACTACACGCGCTCGCAGACGCAGCCTTACGTCTACACGCCCGTCGAGGTGCCCGTGCTTGCGGACATAGCGACGTACTACGAATACGGATATGCGTGGAGCCATACGTCCACCTGCCATATCACAGGTCTGACGGAAGGCACCACGTACTACGTCAAGGCGCGCAGCTATTTCAGCGGCGACCCGAAGACCTACTCGGCGTACACCGACGATATGACGGTCACGCCGTATTCTGCGCCAGACTCCGTTACGCTCGACGCGCCTTCAGCGATAGCGCGCGGTAAGGCCATCGAGTGCTGGTGGGAAATCTCGGGCGACCTTCCGCAGGTCGAATGGCACATGCATGACACTACGTCGCAGAAGACGGCTATCGCCGAGGGAACCGGCACGCTGTGCCATGCGTCAATCGAGCCCGACAGCTACGGCGACGCCGACGCCATCAGCTTCTTCGTGGAGGCTGGCTGCGGCGGAGCCCTGACGCGCTCGAACACCGTGACCGTGGGTATAGCGGATAAGCCAGCGTGCGAGGCTTATTGCTCGTCCACTCTCACGGCGCAGCCTGCCAGCTTCGAGGTTCTGACCGGCGATGCCGGAGCAAGGCTGCTGGCGACATGCTACTCGCGCGGCTGCACGCTGTCCGCGCCAGATGGCGACTTCGACCAGCTCGACGGCGAGGCGGTGTGGACGCAGGCATCCACGCCGTCATGGGAAGCCGTGCGCTGGGACGAGACGGACAAGTACGCCGCGCTGTCCTCGGAAGCGGATGCGGCGCAGGACGCAGCCGACGATGCGCAGGACGCGTTCGAGGCGACCGACGAGTACACCGCCATGGCGACCGCGAAGGCGGCGCTCGACTTGCTTACGCCGGAGGACGAAGGCTACGAGGAAGCGTTGGCGGCTTACCTCGAAGCCTACGATGCCGCGTATGCGACGGCCGAGGGCATCGCACTGCAAGACGCTAATGCGGCCTTAGAAGCCGCCACAGCTGCTCTTGAAGCGCATGCCGACGACGATGTGCTGTACTCGTCCACAGTTACGATGCCGACCTCCGAACTGCTGGACGGCGGCATGTACTACGCAGAGTTCCGCACCGTCGAGAACGTCGCGAACCTCGCGTCAGATGCCGCGATCGCCGAGTTCGCTGTGGCGTATGCCCACCAAGCGCCGGAGCCGTCAAGCGCGATAGAGATCGCGACCGACGCGCCGAACCGCAAGGTGGTCATGACGCTGACGGCGCCAAGCACAGCCGCGCAGACTGACGTGTACGACATCTACAGGCAGACGCCGGCAGGGTACGAGCTGGTGGCATACGGCAAGGACTTCGGCGACGAGGTGACGGACCTGTTCGTGCCGTTCGGCGATGCAGATACCGCATACCGAATCGCATGCAGAACCGTCGATGGCGACATCGCGTGGGCAGACTACGAGTACAGCCTGCCCGTCCACGTCCTGCGATTCGACTGGGACGGCGAGTCCGCGGAGTTTCCGTTCAACATCCAGCTGCGCGAGTCCATGGACAAGGACTTCGAGTCCAGGCGGCATGTGGACGGCACGACGAACGGCTACTGGGACCGCGGCGTGGAGTTCAGCGGCAGCTACTCGACCGACGTGATCGACGTGGAGGACACGGAGCTGCTGCGGCAAGCCAGGCGGCTCGGAAGCTACGCCGGCGCCGTTTGGGTGCGCGACGCCTACGGCAAGGCGATGCAGTGCAACGTCGATGTGCGCGAGATTTCGAGGAATTACCGCTCCAGGACGGTCGGCATCTCGTTCGAGATAACCGCGATGAAGACCACGGAGCAGTTCATGCTGATGGGCATCGAAGAGGAACCCGAACCAGAACCAGAACCAGAACAGGAGCCGGACAATGGCTGATTGGCTGGGCGGCTATAGCGCAGGCTGGGACGTGTACGCCGTGGACCAGGACACGTGGGCGGACGCCGGCAAGGTGGACGGCATCATGTCGGTGTCCATCGCCCGAGACGCGACCGACGACACGCCGCTGCTAGAAACCGGCACGATGCAAGCCGACGGCGAAGCGCCGTTCGAGTGGAGCTGGTGCCGCATATACATGGAGGCCGAGCAGGACGCCGCGGAGCGCATACCGATGGCGACCCTGCTCTTCGAGCGCGGCAAGGAGACGACCGCGCACCGTTCGCCGGTGTGCGAACTGCGCGGACGCTCCGTGCTTCAACCCGCAGCGGACAGGAAGCTGGCGCGCGGATTGTACGCCGCATCGGGCATCGACGGCGCCGCATACGCAGCCAGGCTGCTCCAAGCATGCACGCCTGCGCCCGTCGTGGTCGAGGGCTCGTTCACGCTGGTGGACGACCTCGTGTTCGACTTGGGCGCGAGCTACCTAAGCGCCGTTTGGCAGCTCGTCAATGCGGCTAATTGGTGCATACAGATAAGCGGCGACGGCACCATCTGCATCAGGCAGAAGCCGACCGAACCGGCACTCGAACTCGACAAGGTCCACGCGGGGCTTCTCATACCAGGCGTTGACATGACGCTCGACCTGACCGAAGTGCCGAACCGCTACATCGCGGTGGACAACGGCAAGACAGCGGTCGCAGAGAACGACGACTACAACCTACCAGCAAGCTACGCCAGGCGCGGCAGGTGGGTCGAGGAAGTGGACTCCACGCCGACGCGCATCGACGGCGAGACGCTGGAAGGCTACGCGCAGCGCATGCTTGCGGAGAAGTCCACCATCGTGCGGGAGTTCGCATACACGCGCGAATGGTGGCCCGACGTCGTGCCGCAATCGCTCGTCAGGGCGACGCTTGCGGAACACGGCATCCAGGGCGACCTGCGCGTGGTTCGGCAGGAGCTGAACTGCGGCAGGGGAGTGACTGTTTCAGAGACGGCATGGCAGGAGGTGCGGGTGTGAGCGTAGAAGAGACAATCGAGAAGCTGGTTGACTCGAAGATCGCGAAGGCGACGAGCGGCGGAAGCCAGACCGTTCTCGCTGAATACAAAGGACTCGACAGCCAGGGCAAGGGATGGGTGGTCATCGCAGGCTCGACCGAGTCCACGCCCATCACCAGGGCGACGGTCGAAGCATCGGAAGGCGACACCGTGAGCGTGACGGTGGGCGACGGGCAGTGCATCATGGATGCGAACATCTCCAACCCGTCCGCTGGCGTTGCAGGCGTGAAGGTGGTCGCGCAGACCGCGCAGCAGGCGCTTGACGATGCGAACACGGCGGTCATGTACTCCGAGATAGCATCGGACGCGGCGGCGAAGGCGACGCAAAGCGCCGAGGACGCGCAGCAGACGGCCGACTCCGTCCACAGCCTCGCAGAGCAGGCGCAGCGCGACGCGTCGTCGGCATCGACCGCGGCGGCGAGCGCGCAGGCGGCGGCACAGGCCGCGAACGACAATTTGAAGTCCGTGGTCAGCGGTGCCACGACGGTCGAGAAGGCTGTTAGCGTCATGCAGACCGCGCTCGAAGCAATCGTGGACTACGACCCCGACGATGATAGCGTGACGGAGTATTTCTGGCATGACGCCAACGGCGCGCACGTGCTGGGCAGCGAGAGCGGCTACCGCAACGACATAACCAGCAGCGGGATGGACATAAAGCAGGTGTCCACCGAGGACAGCGTGGCGAGTTTCGGCGCTGGCGGCTGGCAGGTCGGCCTGGACGATGAGTCGCATATGGTCGGCGACTACCACAGCTTGCAGCTCGTGGACAAAGAGGGAAATACCTATTTTCATGTCAGCGACCTTCGCGATGCGAGTGGAATCGCACAACTCACGGAATATCATAATAGCGATGGGTCAAACACTGTTGAAGTTTCGCAAGGCATTGTCTCGGTCGTTTCTGTAAAAGTAAATAGGGTTGAAACGTCAGATTATGTCGTAGACCCAAATTGGATAAGGCGAATTATCTTTTCAACTGCCCCTGTAGTTGGTAGTAGCATTGAAATCACATACACGACGGACAGTACCTTGGCAAAGGCATATACGTTCGGAAATCGAGACCCCCATACAACAATAGGCGCATACAGCTGCGCCGAAGGATACGGTTCAGCTGCGAGCGGTGTATATTCCCATGCTGAAGGGACTGATTCGGAATCAAGCGGATATGCGGCACACTCGGAAGGAGCAAGCACCGAGGCAAATGGGACAGCGTCGCATGCTGAGGGTGTCTCTACTAAAGCAAACGCAAACTATGCGCATGCTGAGGGAGAAAGTACTTATGCGTATGGCATCGCGTCGCATTCTGAGGGGAACCACGTTTATGCTAATGGCGATTACTCTCATGCTGGCGGTCATTCATGCCAAGCCAACGGCGAATACAGTTTCGCGCACGGTTACGGCTGTTTTGCGTATGGCGATAGCCAGACTGTTATAGGCAGATGGAATATAGACGACAACAATAATACCTACGCCCTCATAATAGGCAACGGCAACGCGGGTCCGTCAATTCCAACGGTTTTTAGCAACGCCCTCACGGTCGATTGGTCGGGCAACGTCCTCATGGACGGCGACGTGCAGGATTTGAGCGGCGACGCGAAGTACCTCCCGCTTGCAGGCGGGACGATGACGAGCAGCCTAACGATCAAATCTCCCAACATCGACCGCGACGGGAGCAACCCGTCCTCGACCGCATACGGCAACTCGGTCATCTTCGTGGACAAGGACGGAGAGGGAATCGGCATCGTTCGTCCGTACCGCTCCACCGCAGGACAAGAGGGCGTGCAGCTAATCGCACGCAACGAGGTCAACGGCTCGCAGGTGGAGAACGCCATCAGGACGGGCGTGGAATCAGACGGCACGCGCAGCTATGCGGTCACGGCGCCAGCCGCGTTCCGAAACGCAATCGGCATGGGCGGCACAGCCGACTATACCGACAAGGAGCAGACCTCGAATGTGTCCGTGGCGGCAAGCACATGGACTTCCATAGCGTCAATTTCGCTCGATGCGGGTACTTGGGTCATACACGGCAATGTCATGTACGCATCCAACTCAACGGGCAGGCGGTTCGCTGCGATTTCGTCATCTTCGCCGACATCGGCGACGCAGCGCAACTTCTGCGCGAACGCCAACGCCGTCTCGGGCGGCGCAACGAGCCTGTCCACCATGCGCATCGAGGTATTGACCGCCACGACCACCATGCACGTGTACGGCTGGCAGAACAGCGGCAACGCGCTCAACGCGACTGGATACATCGAAGCCGTGAGGATCATCTAAGGAGG